CGGCAGCGGCACCCGGTCCGCCTCAGACCTCTCCCTGATGGTGATGAACATCCTGGAGGGCAAGACCTTCGGTGTCCTGACCACCGGAGCCGCGAGCATGCTGGAAGTGGGCCAGGGTGACGACGCTAAGGACCAGACACAGGTCCGCATTACCTTTGCCTACGACGAGCAAAAGGCGCTGTAGAGATGCACTTCAAGGTCAGTGACTGGATGGACGCCCAGGACCCGCAAAAACCATCCCACACGTGTCCGTGGCGCGTCCTCGATCCAACCACCGGCAGCCGGATCGCCGCTGTCAGCGAGTTCGACGACGACGAGGGATGGCTGCGCGTTTTCTGCCGATCCCCGAAACAACACGAAGCCCAGACCAACTTCTCTTACACCGCCAACGGTACCGACCATCTGGTCACCCAGATCCTGACCATCCCGTTCCAGGTCGTGCCCTACTATGAGGGCATCGACGATCTGCCAGAAATTTACCTGGATACCGTCCAGTATAACGGCGGGGATCCCATCGGTCCCTGGATTCCCAATACCGAAGCCTGCCGGCATAACCCGTAACGCCTGAACCAAGCCAAGACACGACACGACCCCAAGCCGCTCCTTATCGGGGGCGGCTTTTTTGTTGCCCCCGAACCACAGGAAACACCAGCCATGGCACTCAGCAACGATATCGCCCTCGGACGCACCGGCAGCACATCCCTCAACGCCGCGATGACCCTGCCCACCTACACCGTCGCCACCCTGCCAAGCGCCGCGGCCCATCCAAACAGGCTGATCTGGGTGAGCAATGGCAACTCCGGTGTCGCCTGTGCCGCGATCTCCAACGGGACGTCCTGGCTGCGCATCGTTCCCGGCGTCGCCGTGGCGGCAAGCTGACCGCTAAATGACGGCAAAAAGTATCACTAAAAACGGGAACTTGAACACGGAAGATGGTATAATGCCGGGGCGCAAGACGGGCCGGGAGGGTGCTTACTACACCCTTCCGGACCTAACCACCAACCTGATGCAAGCAGGACAAAATGGCTTCCCAACTGATACCCGAAAATCGTCCCGTTGTCACCAAGGAGCAGGCGATAGCCTCCGGTGAGAAGAGATACTTCACAGGTGAAGCATGCTCCCGTGGTCATATCTCGGAACGCAACGTGAGTTCCAGCGCATGCCTTGAGTGCGCCAATGAAAATGCCGCAAAGTGGCGGAACGCGGATCCTGATCGGGCAAGGGCCACCTGGACGAAAAGCAACAACGCGACAAGAGATCAGCGCGTTGAGAAGAAGCGTCAGGGACGGGTTGTTCTGTGCCCGCACTGCCAGACACCAATTCCGGCACCGGTGCTGAAGCCTGGGGCGGTGCGGGCGTCACGTCCAAAGTACTGTTCCAACCGCTGCAAGCTTTACAGCAAGGTTGACACGACACCTGGGCGTGGCCCCAAGGGTGATTGCTGGGTGTTTACCGGAGCTAAGCACAAGTTCGGGTACGGGATGATCAACCAGTCTGACAGTAAAACGTCGGATGTCGTTACCGCGCATGTCTTCTCATGGGAGTTGGAGAACGGACCCATTCTGGATGGACAGTTCGTTCTCCATGAGTGCGACTATCCGCCGTGCTGCCGTCCTGACCATCTGTTCCTGGGAACCCATCAAGAAAACATGGATGACATGACGGGTAAGGGCAGGCAGATAGTTGGAGAAGAGAAAGCTCTGGCGAAGCTTACTGAAGATCAAATAAGAGAAATTCGGCGTGATGCCGGATTGTACTCAGATCGAGAGATGGCGGCCAGATACGGCGTTAGTCATAGCCTGATCCAAGGCATCCGCAAGAACCAGAGATGGAAACACATTCCCTAAACCCCCGCCCATAGGCAGACATCAGGAACCCCGCTCCGGCGGGGTTTTTTGTTGCCTGTTTCAACCCCTAAGTTGTATAGGAGGCTACTATCGCAACCTCGGCTTTCAACGCCCAAGGGACCATTATTGGTCGTGAGGGCTCAACCCCCGGAACGTTCGTCTCCATCGCTGAAGTTCGTTCCTTCTCCGGCCCTGGCGGTAGCGCCGCGATTATCGACGCTACGACGCTCCTTAGCACGGGTAAGGAGAAAGTCATGGGTCTGATGGATGAGGGCCAATTGACGCTCGAATTAAATTTCGTGCCAGGAGATACCGGGCAGCAAGCTTTGCTCGCAGACCGTGCAGCGCAGATCAGAAAGAACTTCAAGATCACCTTCTCAGACGTTAATAACGCGACCGGCACCTTCGCTGCCTACGTCATGGGCTTCACGGTCGGCGGCGGCGTTGATGCGCTGACGACGGCGACGGTTACACTTGAAGTGACGGGTGCGGTAGTATGGGATTTCAACCCAGCGTAGTATATCATCGCATTAAAGCAACCTGAGAGAACGCTCTCATGACAGATCCGATGATGCAATTCTTTGGCTACTCGCACCTGCCGGAGCATCTTCAGAAGATCAGCAAGCCGTTCCACGACATGGCCCAGCACATCGTCGAAACGCTGCCGTCCAACCCGGAGCGGACGGCTGGCCTGAGGAAACTGATGGAAGCGAAGGACTGCATCGTCCGGTGCAGTCTTTATCGGAACGTCGTGAACCAGCGTGCGGAACAGCAGAAACAGGAGAGGACCCTATGAGCGGCGCCGTGTACACCTGCCCGACCTGCGGCAGGGAAGTGGTCGGGCTTATCACCCCTGCCCATGAATACCTTTGCACCGGGGCACCGGGACACGGCCACGTGCCCGTCCCGGTCTCCCGCCTTGAGGACCGTGTTCCCGAGGATGCCGTCTCTGCTCCGGAAGGCAAGTAGCCATGGCGGCTTTCCTCCTGGGACAGCGCGTCGTGGTCAATGAGGGGTATCCCACCGGGATTGGGACCATCCACGGTGTCATTGGCGGGCCGGTTGATTTCTCGTACCAGGTTTTGATGGATCAGCGTGGCGAGGACGGCCAGCGCATCATGGCCATGTCCACCGGCCCGGACCTGAGCCCATCCATTCCGATCCTGCCGTACGAGGTTGGCCAGCGCGTGACATATTTCGGCCGGAGCTGTGTGGTCACGGACAAGATCGCGGAGACCAATCCGGCGGACCCCAGAGACGCCGTCCTGCGCGTGCTGTGCGACCAGGATCCGGTCGAGTGCTTCAGCGGGGTTGAACACAATTACCTCTTCGTTCTGCCGGCCTGGAAGCTTTACTCATACGCCCGCTGAGGTCGTTCCATGGCAACTGCCAACAAGTGGCTCACCGACGTCGACTATCCTGAACTTTGGGAGGCGATTGACGAGGCGCTGATCCTCACAGCGGCATGCTACCCTGAATCCGGGCTGCTCGCCGAGCGCTGGGTTTCCCTACCGAAGCGGGTGCGAGCGCACCTGCACGGCCAGCTTCGCGCCGCCCTTCGCCGGCGCATGCGCTGTCACCAACCCCCACCCCCACCAGAGAGTATCCCTTGAGCGATCAAACTGCGAACCCGGTTCGCGGCACCGTACCGATTGAGATCGACGGCGTCACCTACATCATGCGCCTGACATGGCACGGTGTGGCCCAGATCAGGGAGCTTTATCCGGATGGCTACGATCTGATGGACATGAAGACCCTGGCCACCATCATGGCGATCTGCCTGCCGGATCAGAAGGATGTCAGCGCCGAGTGGGTGATGGATCGGGCACCTCCGATCGAGCCGTCGATCGAGAAGGTGAGCGACATGATCAACTATGCGTGGTTCGGGACCAAGGAACCGCCTGAGGTCAAGGCCCCGGAGGCGGAGGAAAACCCTCCGAAGAAGACGGCGAAAAAGGTCTGATCGCCGTCATCAAGACCGCTTTTCGGGCGGATATCAAGACCGCGGAGTTCTGGAACCAAACCCCCTTCGAAACACGCCTGTGCATTGAGGCGCACAATCTCCTCAAGCTAGACGAGGATGAGAGATTTATTCACACAGCCTGGCACATCGGCTATTTCGGCCGCGTCAACCGCCTGCCCAATCTGTCCGAGGTCCTGGCGCCTTACCGTAAGGGCCTGAAGCCGAAGGACAAGACGACACCTACCGCTCCCGACCGTGATCCGAACATGAGCCGCAATCTCATGAACGCCCTGCTTCAGTTCCCCGCCGGGACCGTCCCCGGAGAACGCAGCAAACCTCCACCGGCCGAGGCTCCTCCCGCATGACCGAGCGCAACGCCCATCTTCAGCTTCTGGTCGATGGCTCCAGTGGCCTGAAGGCCATCAAAGCCATGGAAGAGGCCCTGGCGAAGCTTGCCAACAAGGCGGATGCTGTCCAGGGGTCTCTCAACAAGCTGGGCGCGCGCCGCGGCGGTGCTGGCGGCATCCCGAGAGTCACTCAGTCCCAGGCGTCTGCCGCCACGGCCCCGCTGGTCCAGGCGGAAAAGGACGTCACCTCGGCTAAGGGCAAGGAGATCATTGCCCGGTTGCGGCGGGAGCAGTCCTACCAGGACAGCCGCATTCGCATGACGAGAGCCGCCGCGAAGGTCGAGATGGACTCGGTCAACGCGACGATGGCGTTCCGCAACCGGATGAACGCCCAGAGGGAAAGGGAAGAAAAGGCTGTCGCCAATCGCAAGGCGGCGACTGACAGGGTTGCTGCCGCCGCGACAAGGACGACGACGGAAGCCAAGATCCCGGCCTCCCAGATGATCGGTCCGCGCGTCGAGACGATGGCCGATATCCAGCGTCAGTATCGGGCAGAGGCCAAGGAAGCTCGGGACCTGGCACGCGTCAAGCGGGAAGCCGCCAACGAACAGGCCAAGATGGACCGGGAAGCCCGCCGGGCGGCCACGGAAGCCCGACAGGCCCAGGACAGGCTGGAGAGACAGGCGCGTCGCGAAGCCAGGGAGTCGAAAGTCCCGGCCTCCCAGGTGATCGGTCCGCGCCAGGAAACGATGGCCGACATCCAGCGCATGCAGCGGGCGCAGGACAAGGTCGATCGAGAACTGGCGAACAACCGTGCCAGGGATATCCGGGATTTCGAGCGGGACAATAAAAGAGCCTACGACAGTGCTATCCGGGATGCCGAACGGCGGGCCAAGGCGGAGAAGAAGGCCAGGCAGGAGTCCATCATCGGTCCCTCGTCCCCAGCCTTCGTGGGGCCGAGGATGGAAACACCGGCCGACCGCCAGCGTCTCGCCGCGGAACAAGCTAGACGTCAGCAGCTCCAGAATGCCCAGATGCCCGGCCTGCCGGCGGTTGCGAACAGAAGGATCACGTTTGGGTCAAACCAAAGGCCCGGCCTTGGCCTGACCCCGAAGATGCCTGACTTCAGTGCGGCCAGCCGCAGCGTCTCCGCGCTGTCCGAAAGCTTCAAGCGGCTGGAAGGCTCCGTCATGTCGGTCCAAGGCGTACTCACCAGCCTTGGCGTCGGCTTCGTGGCGAAGGACATCCTGCAAACCGGCATGTCTTTCCAGAACCTGGACAAAGGACTGGAGGTCGCGACCGGTTCCGCCATCCAGGGCAGGGAAGAGTTCAAGAGGCTGAGTGCGGAAACCGACCGTCTCGGCCTGTCAACGCTGGGAACCGGCAAGGAATACGTCAACTTCGTCGCCGCCGTGACCGGTAGCACGGTCAATGTCGAAAAGGCGAAGGAAACCTTCTTCGGTGTCGCCCAGGCAATGGCCTTGCTCGGGAGATCACCGGAGGGTGCACAAAGGGCTTTCAAGGCGCTAGAACAATTCGCCAGTAAGGGCCAAATACAATCCGAAGAATTGAAGGGTCAGCTCGCAGAACAGCTACCTGGTGCATTTGCCTTGGCGGCCAAAGCCCTCGGCATGACATCGGATGAGTTGAACAAGGCGATGGAGAAGGGCAAGGTTAGCGCCCAGGACTTATTCAACGTCTTCAATGACGCGCTCCGCAATAAATTCCCGGTTGACCGGATCGAGACCGCCAGCGCCTCGTTCATGCGCTTCCAGAACGCGATGGACAAGGCCAAGCGCGTGGTCGCGGACGGCGGTTTCCTGCAAGCGGCGGCGGAAGGGGCGGACCGGCTGGCCCAGTTCCTAAACAGCGTCGACGGCAAGAAGCTCGCAACAGAACTCGGCGTCGTGCTGAAGGACGCGGTGGACCTGCTGATCCAAGGCTTCCAGTGGCTGGTCGAGAACGTCGATACCGTCAAGACGGCGTTCAAGGTCCTGATCGGGATCAAGATCGGCGGCTGGATCCTCGGCGTCGTCTCTGCGCTGGCCCAGATGATCCTGACCTTCAAGCTGCTTGGTGCCACGATCCTCGGCAGCGCCCTGGTCGGCCTGCCGCTGCTCCTGGCCGGGGGCATCACGGCGCTCATCCTGATGAACAAGAGCGTCCAGGACGGCAGTGCCGCATGGGCGGACCATGCCGTCAAGATGCGGACGATCCAACAGCTTCACGATCAGCTCAAGATAGCCCAGGGTGACGAGCGCCAGGCGATCAAGGACAAGATCACCGCTCTCCGGGACGAGGCCAAGGCCGCTGTCGTGGCCATCCAGGAGCAGATCGACAAGCGCAAGGAACTGCTGGCGCTGGAACAGCAGGCGAACCCCGGCGGGCCTATGTCCGCCTTCGGGCCGATGCAGGACCAGACCGCCGCTTACGGCCTCCAGGACGAGGGCGCGCTTAATCAAAGCCTGAAAGCGGCGCAGGATGTCGTCACGAGTACAACCAATGTCCTCGAGGGAAAAACGCCTGAAGGCAAGCGGACACGTGGCTCGCCGAGTGCCGGGACCTCGAAGGGTGCCGCCACGGTCCAGCCGGTCAAGATCCCGCCCGCGCAGAAGGTCACCGGTGAAAACATCGGGGAAAAGTTCGCCCAGCAGAAAAAGGAACTGACGGAAAGCGTCGCCGGTCAGACCGCCCTTGCCAGCAGTTACGCCCTCGGGACCGATGCGGTCGAGAAGCAAATCCGCTCCATGGATATCCTGAACAAGGTTCAGGCGCTCAATCCAAAATACTCCAAGGCCCAGGTGCGGGAACTCGAGAACCTAATCTCCGCTCTCTACGACGCGGAGCAGGCCACCAAGTTCAATGAAGCCGTCTCCGGCATGGATGAGGCCCGGTCCCAGACCATTGCCCTCACCGACGCTACCATGGCCCTGGCGCATGGTACCCAGGGTAGCTCCGAGGCCATGATCGACGAAGAGGCCAGGATCAACGCTCGCAATGCGGCAATCTCCCTGGGAATCACCCACGATGAGGCACGGGTTGCCTCCCTCACGGACCTGTACAGGGCACAGGCCAGGGCCAACCGGGAGTCGGTCAACGCCGAGGCAATCAAGGTCATCAACCAATCCACGGAAGCCACTAACAAGGAGACGGAAGCCCTCTCCCTTCTCGGGGAAAAACGCGCCGTCGTGATGGCTACCCTGGAAGAAGAAGCCAAGATGATCTCTGAGAATATCCCGCTCAACACCGCACTCGCGCAGGAGCGGCTCAAGGCTGCCGGAGAGGGTGCTCTGGCCGAGAACAGGAACAAAGGACAAGCGCAGTTCGAGGACACTAAGAAAGAAATTGCAGCAATCGGCCTCTATTCAGAAGCTATGAATCTGAATGGGGATGCCCATATCCGGCGCAACGCCGAGATCGCCAAGATGATCGAACTCGAGAACGCCGCGATGTCGTCTACCGACGCGCTGGGACAGGCCCTGGTCCGGCAGGCCGGCGATGCCGCTGTCGCCCAGGAGGCTTTGGAGAGGCAAAAGGACGCTCTCTACGATCTGGCCAACTCTGGCCTGACCACGACGCAGCAGATGCGCTCGCTGAGCTACGACGGCCTGATGCACATGGAAGATGCGCTGGTCTCCCTGATCACCGGGACCAAAAGCGTCAAGGAAGCCTTTCACGACATGGCCAAGGCGGTCGCCAACGACTTGGCGCGCATGGCCGTCCGGCAAGCCATCACCATTCCGCTTGCCGGTATGCTCGGGATGGGCATGCCCATGATGCACGGCGGCGGCATCGTCGGCAAGGAAAGCACCGGACCCCGAATGATGCCGGGTTCCATCCCCAAAGCGCAGCGCTACCACTCCGGCAAGATGCCAGGCATCGGTGGCGGCGAAGTGCCAACGATCCTGAACCGCAACGAAGGCGTTTTCACGCCCGCCCAAATGGCGAGCCTCGGCCCGGCCGGTGGCGGCACCACCAGCGTCTTCTCCCCGGTAATCCAGGTCACCCAGCCCAAAGGGGCGACGGACGCAGAAGGCCAAACTTTTGGCAAGGCAATCGTGCGGCAGATGCAGCAAATGGTCGATGACAGGATAGGCCACGCCTACCGTCCCGGTGGTATTCGCAATCAGTCCGGAATGTAACAAATGGCCCAGACCTTCAATGTCGCGGAAGTCTCTTACTCCCCGTCCGAAACCAGGGAGCCGCGCGTCACCTCCGTCAAGTTCGATGACCAAGGATACGAGCTTCGGATGAGACGTGGCCTGAACGCGGACCTTCAGCAGTGGGAAGTCCCGATCAATGTAATCTCCGTCGCCAACGCAAATGTCGTCGAAGGCTTCCTCACGGCCCATGGCGGCGTTGACTGGTTTTGGTGGATTCCGCCCCGCCAAACCGTAGCAAAAAAATTTATCTGCAAGAGATGGTCCCGTGAACCGGTCAACGGATCTAAGCACTACGACAAGATGTCCTTGTCGTTCCAAGAAGTGGTCGACATTGTCGGCTGATATCCGAAGCAAAGAATGAGTTTCAAAAATGGTCGCCCCACTCGGTAGATCACAACAGCTCACGCCCGGCACCCTGATCGAGTTGTTCGATATCAACATGGCGGAGGTCGGGGGAGGCATATACCATTTCACCCCCGGCGTCCTCGGAAGCCGCAAGCCGATCTGGAAAGGCACCACCTACGAGCCCCTTCCAATCAGCGCCACCGGCTTCGAGAAGAATGGCCGGGGAGAGCAGCCGACACCCACCCTCTCCATGCCCGCCACCCAACTCATCATCGCCAGCGTCATCGCCCTGGACGACCTGCGCCGCTCCAGGGTGACCCGCTGGCAGGTCTACGAAGACAACCTCGACAACGGAAGCTTCCCCTACGACAGCTACTATCCGCCCGATATCTACATGATCCAGCAAAAAACCAAGCACAACACATCAACCGGCATTATCGAATGGCAGTTGAGTACCGGGTTGGACCTCTGGGGCGATCAAGTTCCTAGACGCCCTGCAACTCAAAAAGTATGTATGTGGCGCTACAGGTTCTATAACGGGAGTAAATTCGACTATTTTCGCGCCACTTGCCCCTATAGCGGTAACTCTTACTATAACGAAGACGGAGTGAGAGTCTCCAACCCAGCCCTAGACAAATGTGGTAAGGCGATCGAAGACTGCATACTCCGCTTTGGGGAGCATGCACCACTTCCGATGGGGGCGTTCCCAGGTATCGGCTCCACCAGATGATTACCCAATCAGGCGCCGCGCAGGGGCTAAACAACATCTTTCCATATCTTGCGGCTTTTTATGACGGATATCGTCCCATTGGTGATGCCGTAGTCTTTAGATATCTCGTCGTATTTCCTGTGATCCGCTCTTATTGCCCGAACTTTCTCTGCCGTCATCTTGGCAGTCTTGGCGCGGCGGCGCTCATCCGTGGCAGATTTCCCGATAAGCCCTTCCCTTTTT